ATAGGTGGTTTCGATCAGACAGGTAGTATTAGTGATTCATTAAAAGGTGCAGCTCTAACATACGGACTTGGCCAAGGCGCAAGATTTATAGGTGGCGCAGGATTCCAAGGTAATCCATTTACTGAAGGTGGAGCATTCAGAGGTGGTCTTGAAGGGTTTAAATCAGGTTTCAGTTCTCCACTTGGAACAGAAACTGGTTTAGGTAAAATGTTAAGTGAGAATGCTGCTGCAAAAGGTAAAGCTCTCAAAGCAGAGAGTGTTTCTGAAATTTCTAATGTAGGAGGAATAGATCAAGCCACCGGCGGTGCAGATGGTGTTGGAATAATTAAAGACACCGTTATAAATAAAGATACAATTGTTAAAACTGATCCAAGTATTTTTGAATTAGTTAAACAAGGAGACTATGGTGATGCTTTAATGACAGGTGCTAAAAAATTTGGTAAGGCTATGTTTACAAATAAAGATGGCACATTAGATAAAACCGCAGTTCTTGCTGCAGCTTCTTTTGGTTTAACTTATCTTGATGCTTTGAAAATTGCTAATGAAGCTGGAGAAGATCTTCCTAAAGAAGAGTACGACGAGGCTTTAAAAGCAGAATACAAAGCTAAGAATGATGAGTACTTAAAAAATTTCTTTGGAGGTAAGGCAGACGGTGGAAGAATAGGTTTTGACAATGGAGGAGAAACAGCTCCTTCTGGAATATTTACTCTTACAGACTATGTAAACTTTTTAAACGCAGCAGAAGATTTTAATAGACTTTATGATAAAGGTGAAAAAATTGTAGGAGAAGCAGGAGAGTTTGTAAAATCAATTGGTGATAAAGAATATGATAAGTTTAGTAAAAAAGAATTAGCTAAAGAAAAAAAAATAGAAGATGCTATAGAAAAATTAGAAGATAAGTTTATCAAAATAGAAGATGATTATTATGATAAAACAAGAGATTTAGATGGGTATGATGAAGAAGCGATGGGAGCATATGCTCGTGAATTAATTAGAGACTTAAATAGAAGAGATAGAAAACTTGACGCTCTTGCTAAAATAGCAGGTTTAAAAGACGGTGGAAGAATAGGTTATGCACGTGGGTCAATAGATAATGAGTCTGAAGATATTAAAAAATTAAAAAAATTAATAAGTGGGGACATTATTGAAAATGAAGATCCAGATATGGAAGACATAAATGATTTAATGGCTGGTACAGGTATTAACTTTAGTAGACAAGAGAAGTCATATTTATTTAGAAGATTAGGTGGATCTGGTGGAGCAGATAGATCTTATACCATGCCAAATCTTTACAGAATATTAAGTAATCCAAGTAAGTATCCTGAAGACGCTAGAATATTAAAAGAGATAGCTGTTATGGGATTAAATAAAAAAGATGGTGGTCGTATTGGTTTTGAAAAAGGTGCTAATAAAGACTATGAGTTTATGAAATTAATTGACACTAGTGATACAGATAGAAAAGAAAAAGCTATTAACGATGCATTAAAGATGTATAGAAAAGAATATCCTAGAATGAGTGAAGAAGATATATTTACTTTGGTCATGCAAGAGTTTGCACCTAATATGAAGAGTCTACAGGACGATGGATCTTATAAAAAAGCCAGTGAACTTCCAACCCCTAAAATAAAATTAGGCGACAAAATAGAAGATAGAGTTAATTTAATTAAAAAAACAGATGGTGGAGTAGGACCACAAACATCTCTTTCACTTAGAATGAATCTATTAAATGATTTAGTTAAAGACGGCACTATTACCAAAAAACAATATGAGGATGCTTTATTAAAAGGATCTGCTTTTGTAGAGGAAGACGGGTACAGAGTTAGACTTGGCCCTTTTGACTTTACTGGTAGAGGTGGAGAAAAAATAACTAAAATGATAGATAAATACGAGGACTACGATAACTATGCTATGGGTGGTGAAGTTCCTGTTAGAAAAAATCAAGGTGGGGTTATGGAGCTTGATTATAGAGAAACAGGAGGTTTTGTGCCGGTAGGGATTAAAGAAAGAGCTGACGATGTCCCTGCTATGTTATCTAAAAATGAATTTGTAATGACCGCTGATGCTGTTAGAGGTATCGGAAATGGTGATGTTGAAAAAGGCGCTGAAAAGTTATATGGTGTCATGAAACAAGCAGAAAAAGTAGGTAGAGCATAATGGCTACACAAGATTACACACAAACAACCAGAAGAGCGCCCTTTTTAGAAGCGGCACAAGAGTCTTATATAGATCTACTTACAAAAGGTGTTGGTAGAGCACCAGGTACTTCTGGCGTACCAACGCTCGCGGAACTTGGACCTACGGTTGCACCAGTAGACCCATTAACACAAGCGGCTCAACAACAGGCAGCAACACAGGCTGGTCTTGGACAATTAACATTTGATCCAACAACAGGTGCTGTAAGTGGTATTGGAACAGGAACAGGTGTTCAAGGGTTTCAACCTTTCTTTGATCAAGCAGCTGCTTATTCAGGTCCACAAGCTTTTCAACAATTTATGTCTCCATATCAACAACAAGTTATGGACGCAACTTTACAAGAATTTGACCTTCAAGCTCAAAGAGGTTTAGGAGCTATATCTGACCAAGCAATTGAAGCAGGTGCTTTTGGTGGAGGTAGAGAAGGTGTACAAAGAGCAGAGTTTCAAACAACAAGTGATAGAAATAGAGCTGCACTACAAGCTCAATTATTGCAACAAGGATTTACTCAATCACAAAATTTAGCACAACAAGCCTTTGATCAACAAAGAGGTCTTGCATCATTACAACCATCTTTAGCAGCAACTTCAACACAACAATTAGGTACTGCAGGAACAGGTGCGTTAGCATACTCTCAAGCATTAAGAGATGCAGCACAACAAAGAGCACAAGTTGCATATCAAGAACCATTCACTAGATTAGGAATATTAGGATCCGGTATAGCTTCACAAGCAGGCGGTGTACCAACTACAACACAAGTTACAGCACCCGCAGGACAAGGAGCAAGTCCACTATCTCAAGCTTTACAAGTAGGTCTTACAGCATATGGTCTAGGTAATATTTTTGGAGGTAACTAATGTTTTATAAAAGACCTTCATTAAGACGTGGTGGTATGCCAACTGGTATAGATACCTTAAGTCCTAGAGTTGAAGCTCAAAGTGGTTTCTTTGGTCAAAGACCTTTATTTTTTGGAGACTATAGACAAATTGGATTAGACTTTCCTTCGACAATGAGTGGCATGCAAATTCCTACAGGTAATCAAGTAATGATGAAAAGTTTTCCTCAAGATGCATCTGCAATGGGTGTAGCATCTGTTGCTAAAAAACCACTTAGTAGCACACAAAAATTAGATCAAGAAATGAACGAAATGATAGAAATGGGTGGATACGGCGAAATAGAAAAAGGTCCAGAAACAGATTTAACTAAACTTCCTAACTTTTTATTAAAAGCAATAGGAACTGAAGAAACTAGAAAAATATTAAAAGACAGAGAAAAAGGTGAAACAACAGATGAATCTGAAACATCTGATGATGGTTTTTTACCAAACGCAGGTCCTGAAAAAGGCGTTAACTTTGATGAAATTGTAGAAGAAGTGGTTACCACTAAAAAAGATACAGGCGATAAACCAAAAGAATTAACATTTGATGACATATATCAAAAAGAATACAATAGATTAGAAAGATTAATTGGTGGAAGAGAAAATGAAAAAGGTATGTTAGCCATTGCTCTATCTGATGCAATAGGTACAGAAGGAACTATTGCAGATAAGGCAGCTGCTTTAAATAAATCTTTATTAAAAATTGTTGGCGAAAGAAAAGCAAACAAAAGAGATATTGCTAAATTAGCTTATGGTGCAACCAAAGAAATAGAAAAAGCTAAAATAGCTGCAGGAAAAGTAAGCGATAGTCAAAAAAATTTAAACAGAGCAGAAAAATTAATTGGTATAATTAATAATAAAAATTCATCAAAAGCAGATATCGCTTCAGCTAAAAAAGAATTAAAAAATTTAAGAGATGCGGTAGATGTTTTTAGTAAAAAAGACTCTGGTCTAAGTTCAACCGATAAAACATTAGCTGAATCTTTTAATAAATTAGCTCTTAAATTATCTAGTATTGAAGATAAAAACTCTGACGTGTATAAAAAAACATATAAAAGGTATTTACAAGCAAGAGAACTTGCTGCTAGAGTTCCAGAATTATCTCAAAGTATTATATTAAATGATGCGTTAGCAGGTTTAACTGTTAAAAAAGATGGTGGTAGAATAGGTTATGCAATGGGAACTCCAGAGCCTACTGCAAAAGATATGAGTAATGTGCCTGCAGAGCCTGTAGAACAAAATTTAAGTTTTCAAGAATTAAGATCAAGATTACCAAAAGAGATAACAGATGATATAGTAAGATTAATATCTGATAGCAGTCAAGCTTTACAAGACTTTGCTTACATTAGAACTCAAGGTGATGTTAATAAATTCAATATGAAGTATGGAGTAAATTTAGTACTACCTGCTCAAGCATAGGAGACTAAATGGCTGAAGAAGACTTTTCAATTTTAGATCTTTTTGAAGAATCAGAAGAACCTATTAAACCAGAAACAGTTGGTGCCTTAGATTATATTACAGATATTCCATTAGGTGCAATCAAAGGTGTTAGTCAAGCTGTACAAGGTCTACTTCAATTAGGAGCACTACCTGTAGATTATTTAGCAGATACAAATTTAATTACGGCTATAGATAATATCTTTGATAAAATAACACCTGAAACAGATACTGTTGTGGGAGATGTTACATCTATATTAGGTCAATTTGCATTACCTGCGGGGGTAGCTATTAAACTAGCAAATGGAATTACTAAATTAAGTAGAGCTAGTCAGATAGTAAAATTAAATAATTTTAGAAGAGCAGATGGTGGTTACGATATTGCAGGTGCAGGAGGTGAACTTGCTAAAAGAGCAGGTTATTATGGAACTATTGGTGGTATAACTGACTTTGCTGTTTCAACACCAGGAGATTTAAAAACATTATCAGAAACTGTAGGATTTGGAGAAGCTTATAAAGGTGATGAGCTAGAAGGGTCTGCAAAAGCGGCAGAATTTTTTAAAGAAAAAATTAGATTTGGTGCAGAGGGTGTTGTGTTAGGAGGTGGTTTGACTGCAGCACTACCGGTTGCAGGTACGTTAGGTGTTAAATATGGTCTAATGCCTGCATTAAAAGGAAGTGCTTTTGTTGGAAAAAATTTAGTTATAAGACCTTTAGATTATGCTGTATTTAAACCAATTGGTTTACTTGGAAAAACAGAAGTTGTAGGCAGAGGTGCTAGAGGTATTGGTGAATTTTTAGGAAACAATACTACTAAACTAAGAACAAAACTAGGAATACCAGATCCAAAAGATTGGAAATATTATTCTACAAATGCAAGTGCACCATTAAAAGAAAGAATTCTTAAAAGAATAGATAACATTAAAAATGCATTTAAATCTGATGGACCCTTAACTGCAAGTCAAGCAGAAGAATTAAGAAATTATCAAAACGCTGTTCAAGCCGATGAAAAAGGTTTGGTTAAAATAATGAATCAAGTTGACAAACAGTTTAAGGAAATAGCTAAAGGTGCTGATGTTATGGAACTTCCAAAATATCTTAGAACATCTAAATTAAAATATCCTAAACCAATTACAGCAGTTGATGATCAAATATATTTAAGAAATAATGATTTATTGTACGATTACATTGCAGCTCCTAGAGTTAAAACCACTGTGAAAGGTAAAGAAGTTTTTAAAGATTCTGAAGAAGCTTTAAATATATTAAAAAAATTACCAGAACAAACTCAAAAAAATGCTATTGAATTAAAACGTAGAATAAATGATCTTGGTTTAAGATATGGTAAATTATTATTTGACAACCCTGACGAAGCAATAGCGAGTTTTGGTAAAACTATTGTTGAAAATGGTGGTGGGTATTTAAAACAAGTTTTTAGTATAATGAAAAATAAAGCATTTGATTTAGATCTTAGTAGTGCAAAATTTCAACCAACTAAAAATTTCTTTAAAACTTACACAATGCCAAAAATTTTAGCAGAACAACCAGAAACAATACAAAGATTAATGAAAGAGCAAGGTGTAACTCAAAAAGAAGCCATTGACATTTTTACAGATAAAACAATGTCTGATTTAAAAAAATCTTTAGTTGAAAGTAATAGAAACCCAGAGTCTTTATTTAGATTAGTAGCTAGAACATTTAAAATAGATGATAAAGGAAGATTATTGGACACTACCAGAAAAATAATAAAAGAAGGAAAAGAAGTAAGTGTTCTTACATCTGAAGGTAAACTTCTTCAAGCAGGTGGTGATGTACAAACAATAATGAAAAAAGTTTTAGATGATGAAGGAGCTGAGGCTTTAGGTAGAAGTTTCTTAGAACCTTTAAAAGATTATCGTGCAGCTATTACAGATACTTTTTTACAGACAGCAAAAAATGTACATAAAAAAGATTTTCTAGATAAATTTGCAGATAATGCTTTGACAAATGGATATGCGTTTAGATCTTTAGAAGAAGCAAGAGCTGCAGGAGTTCCTACTCAAAACCTACAAAGAATTACTTCTGAGTTTGATAAAGATCTAGCCTTGTTAGATTCTAAGGTATTAGATAGTAAAATATTTAATGGAGGATTTGATCAACGTGGTCTTTATATGACACCAGAAATAGCAAATGCTGTCAAAGGAACCGAAGAGTATTTAACACGTATGTATGATTTACCTTTATATAGTGCCTTAATGTCTGTTAAAGCAGCGGGTCAAATAGGTAAAACAGTATTTTCACCTATGACACAAATAAGAAACGTATCAACAGCTTCTTTCTTTGCTTTAGCTAGTGGATTGATAGGTGGTAGAGTAAGTTTAACTGATGCTTTTAAATTAATGGCTGATGATATTTTTCCTGGTAAGTTTGTTTCTGCTGCAGATGTGGCTAGAAAAATGGAAGATAGAATAGCAAGAGGTGTGGTGGATCAGAACATAGAGGTTAATGAAATTAAAGCTATTTTAGAAAAAGCAAAAGATGGTAAGTTTACTTTGTCTGCTTTAATGAACAATCCCACAGTTAAAAAAGCTTTTGATTTATATCAAGGAGGCGATAACGTTTGGAAAGTATATGCAGATAATTTTTATCAAGATGCATTAACAACAGCTTTTCAATACAGTCCTAGAGGTTTAAAAGGTGATGCGGCTGTAAGAGAAAATATTATTGATTGGTATAGAACAGTTGGTAAACAAGACGATGTTGTTGCAGATTTAGTTAAAGCAAATGATGATATAGCTAAAATAGATGATGCTTTAAGAACAGCTAATGCTGCTAACAAACAATCTTTGTTAAATCAAAAAGAAAATTTGGTACAAAATTTTAAAGACATAAAAGATATATCAGCATATCTAGTAACCAATACTATACCCACATATAGTAAAGTACCACAGATTATAAAAAATATAAGAAACTTACCTTTAGGTAATTTCATAGCTTTTCCTGCTGAAATATTAAGAACAAGCGCACACTTAATAGAGATAGGTGCAAGAGAACTAACTAGTAATAACCCTTTTATACGACAAATGGGAGCAAGAAGATTAGTTGGTGCAGCTTCTGTATTTGGTGGAACGGGCACAATTATTGCAGAAACCGCAGAAAGAATAACTGGTGTATCCCAAGAAAAAATGGATGCATTTAAAAGATCTGTTGCTCCTGACTATCAAAAAAACTCTACATTAATTCCATTAACAGAATCAGATGAAAAAGGTAACTTTAAATATTTTAATTTTTCTTACACTAATCCTTATGATTCTATGATTAGACCTATAAACGCTGTTTTAAATGCGTATGGTAATGGAACATTAACTAATCAAAGTGCTAGTAGAATAGTTTACAATGCATTAATATATGATGATCTTAACGACACACCAGGTGCTTTTACAGAATTTTTAACTCCATTTATATCAGAGTCTATTGGTGCTGGAGCCGTAGCTGATTTAACTATTAGAGATGGTAAAACAAAAGATGGAAGAACTATTTTTTATCCCACTGACAGTGCTATGGAAAAAATAGATGCTGCATTTGGTCACTTAATAGGACAGTTAGAACCAGGTGCATCAAGAAGTGCTAGAAGAGTTTGGAAAGGTGTTACTCAAGATTTTACTGACTATGGAACAACGTACGATAGTGCAACAGAACTAACAGCATTAATGTCAGGACTTCGTGTTGAACAAGCAAAACCAATGGATAGTTTGCCTTTCATAGTAACTTCATATGCAAAAGATTTAGAAAACATTCAAAGAAAATTTTCATCAAATGTTTATCGTCCAAATATAAGTATAGATGGAAGAATTGGATATATGGTTGAATATCTTACAGATAACTATGATACTCAAAGTAGAATGTTTCAAGTTATAAAAGACATGGAAGCTATGGGGTCTGATATTTTCGACATAGAAGAAAAAATAGGTAAAAGATTAAAAAATAAAAAAAGACTAGATGCATTAATGAATGGAGAATATATTGCTCCTAATATTAGTGAAGCTAGAATTGAAGGGTTATTTGAAAGATTATATGAAGAAAATCCTACTGAAGCTGCTAGAATTGAAAATGAATTTGATACAGCATTAGATATATTTGAGGATCTACGTTTTGATTTAGAGGCTATAGAACTTGGAGAAGGTGTGGATTCTTTTAAAGAATTTATAAACTTTACTTTAAATCCACCTAGTGGACCCACAGAAGGAACAGCAGCAGCTACAGGTATTGAACAAATTAAAGCCGAGCTTCCTGTTCCAATAGGTCTTGATACACCAATAAATACTAACATAATAAATCAAAGTATAGGAAATGTACAAAACGATTTATTGAGACAAATAGAATTACAAAAATTAACATAATGACTAAAAAAGACGACGCATTACAAAGAATAGAATCGCATGAAAAGTTATGTCGTATCATGCAAAAACAAACTTACGATCGCATGCAACAATTACAAGGTCAAATAACTAGAATAGAAAGAATACTATTGGTATCAATGGGAGCAGTTATGACTGGTATGGGTGGTGTAATTGTAGTATTATTACAGAGACTTTAAATCCAAGATTTTAATTCTTCTCCCATAATTTCACTAGCAATATTTTGTTTTTTATTTAAAGCTTTTACAATTCTTTCGTCGACTGTATCTTCAGCAATAATATCTATGTAGGTCATCTTTCTTTTTTGGCCAATACGATTGATACGAGCTTCAGACTGTGTTCTTTTTTCTAGATCATAGCCATTTGAAAAATAAATCATTGTATTTGCTTCCGTAAGTGTGATACCATATCCGCCCGTTTGTGGTGTACCTATTAAAAATCTTACCTCACTATCTGGATTTTGTATTTCTTTTATAGCCTTTTGTCTATCTTCAGTGCTAGTGTCACCATAATAAGTGACCACGGATCGAGGACCATACTCTTTTGTAACGGCAGCTAAAACATTTTCAATATCATAACGCCAATGGCACCAGATAATTGCTTTACCTTCTACTTCACCTAACACACTCATTAATTCATTAATACGATTATTTTTTATCTGTTGTATTTGACCACTATCATCTTTGAAATGACCACAAGTTATTTGTTGCAATCTCATAAGTTGTACCAAAGCTGTGGCTGTGGTCATGCTCTTACCATTTAAAAATGCAACAGCTTCTTTTTTCATCTGTTGGTATACACTTTTTTGTTCTGCAGATAATTGTATTGTTCTCTTCATGTAAGTATACTCAGGTAAATCTAAGCATTCTTCTTTTAACACACGAGAAGAAAAAGGTTTTATTTTTTCTGATAACTCATCAAGATTTTTGTAACCAACAACAAGTTGAAAAGACTTACCACCAAAGTTTGCTGTTCTTAATTTTGCATATCTAGTCCTAAAAGCATAATAAGAACTAAAACCTAATAGTTCTGGGTCTAAATACTCACACTGTTTAAACAGATCCAAAGGAGACTTTGTAACCGGTGAACCTGTAAGTATTCTTCTATACTTAGCCATCTGACCAAGCGTTACAATATTCTTAGTTCTTTTAGCGTCTGGATTTTTTATTGTAGTAGACTCATCAATTGCCATCAAAGCATTGTTTGCATTTAAAAATTTATATGCAAACTCTACACCTTTTTCTGTAGAAAAAGCTTCAACATTCATGATCAACATACGAAGATCTTCTCCAGGTACAAACAAATCACTTAATAATCTTTCCTGTTGTTTTGATATACTAGCTTTCCATAAAACAGTTCTATGATCTATATGATCAACGAGGTGAATTGGTAGTTCAGAGTCATACCAATTTTTATATACTCCTTTTGGAGCAACTATTAGAGCTGCATTAATTTTTCCAGAATCATACAATAAAGATATATTATCAATCAAAACTTTTGATTTACCTGTACCCATTTCCATAAAGTACGCATATACTTTTTTATTGTGAGATCTCTCTAAAGCATCTAATTGATGCTTATAAGGCTTAGTCTTAAATTTGTAATTCATGTATAATTTTGTTATTCTTTCTTGAAATATAATATAAACATGCTACATAGGAAGTCAAGAAAGTTATGAATAAAAAAGTTTATGTAATACAAGAATTACCTGGAACAAGAATGGGTACACCTAAATTTAATATAATGGGTGCATCAAAGTATGGTGATTTAATAACTTTACTACCAGAAAATTCACAAATAATAATGTCACCAGGACCACTTATATTTAAACTTAGAAAACTTTTAAAAGACTTTACGGAAGAAGATTACTTATTACTCACAGGGGATCCTGCCATAATTGGTGTGGCTTGTTCTATAGTTTCAGACATTACAACAGGTAAATTTAATTTTTTAAAATGGGATAGACAAGAAAAAATGTACTATCCAATAAAAGTCAACCTATACGAGAAAGGAAAGATTGAAGAATAAGATTGACATAGGATTTTATATAACTATAAATAACACACGAAAGGAAAATATAACATGATAAAAACATTAAAAATAATCGCAGCTGAATTGAAAAGAGCTAACGATTTAAAAGAAAGAGACATTAAAAACAAAGAGACTTGGATGTGGTACGCAAGATCACAATCAGTTCAAACAGGTCCTGAAGTTGGAAATGTAAGATATAGCGGAATGAATGGTGGTTATTCTACTAC